GTGCCAGAAAAAATAGTAAAAACCATGCTGTGTGGCAACTGTGCTGCATTCGATGCCAGCAACAGCATGCGGAAGTGCATAGAGTCAGGAATCCGAGGCGGTGAATCGCACATAGATGCTGCTGCCACAATAAATCTGTCAGACCTAGGGTACTGTAACTTTTTGCATTTCAAGTGTGCTGGCACAAGAACATGTGCAGCCTGGGTAGTTGGTGGGCCCATCACTGAAAAAGATCGCGGGAAAAAGGTGATGTGAATGAAATCGCATGAATTTATCACAGAACACCAGCAGCAGTTGGAAGAAAATCTACGAGACTGGTTCAAAGAAAAATGGGTGAGATTTGGGCCTGACGGCAAGATTCGAGGTGATTGTGCTCGTGGCTCTGAATCAGAAGGCAAGCCCAAATGTTTGCCGCAGGCCAAGGCTCATGCACTGGGCAAAAAAGGACGAGCATCAGCAGCAGCAAGAAAACGCCGCGAAGATCCCAATGCCAATCGTCAAGGTGCTGCTATCAATGTGGCCACCAAGAAAAAGGTCAGTGAAAATCACCAATCATGTCCGCATTGCGGTGAAGCCATGTACCCCATACACATGATTGCAGAAAAGAAAGATGCTTGTTACTACAAGGTCAAGGCGTCGGCAAAAGTATGGCCTTCGGCTTATGCTTCGGGTCGATTGGTGCAGTGTCGTAAAAAAGGTGCTGCCAACTATGGCAACAAGTCTGAAAGTGCAGTGACCGAGTCCAACTCATTGTCACCGGCTGCTGTGAGAAAACTACAGCATTTTCTCAATAAGAAATTCAAAACCAACCTAGATGTGGATGGTGTATTGGGCGACCTCACTCGTAGATCCATTGAAAAATATCTGCCTTCGGCACGTGAACAAGCAGCCCCAGATTCTGGCCGCACCACTCGTGTGCAAGGATTTGAAAGATCGGGAAAAAGGTGAACTAAATGAAATCCCATGAATTTATAACTGAAAAAATCAACAGATTGGATGAAGGCTGGAGTCAAAAATACAAAAGCAGTATCAATTGCTCACATCCAAAAGGCTTCTCACAACGTGCTCATTGTGCCGGCAAAAAGAAACATAATGAAAGTGTGGAGATGGAAATGGTGTGTGAATACTGTGGCATGTGCCAAACACACGGCAATCACATGCTGGAAATGGCCAAAAGGCTGGATGCCAAATGCTGGAAGGGCATGCACAAGGCAGGCACCAAGATCAAAGGTGGTGTCAGAGTCAACAACTGTGTGCCCAATGAAAGCATTGACGAAGCAGGATCACCGGCACAGCAAGCAGCCATTGCCATTGCCATGAAAAAAGCCGGCAAGAAGCCCCGGAGTTTGGATGAACAGTTTGACATGATTGAAGACATGGTCAATGAACTGGCTGAAGAACACAATGTTGATGCTGATGTAATTTGGGAAGACTTTGAAAGCGTGGATGACCATGAACTTTACGAAACTGCCGCTTGGAGACGCAAAGAAGGCAAAAGCAAAAAAGGTGGCCTGAATGCCAAAGGTGTTGCCAGCTATCGCAGAGAAAATCCTGGCTCAAAATTACAAATGGCAGTTACTACCAAGCCTAGCAAACTCAAACCAGGATCAAAAGCAGCCAAGCGTCGTAAATCATTCTGTGCCAGAATGGGCGGGGTCAAGGGCCCAATGAAAAAACCCAATGGCAAACCCACACGCAAAGCACTAGCATTGAGAAAGTGGAACTGCTGATGCGAGCACGAGAATTTCTTTGTGAAGAAATACTTCCTGGATTTCATGTATACAGTGCGTCTGTGCGGGTGAAAAATCCCGCATATACCACCAGTATAGATGTGGCTATATTTGCCAAATCACCTGCCATGGCTCGATTATTACTGCAAGCTCAATACGGCAAAGACAGCATAGTGACCAATGTACACAGGATAGACACATGAGATCAAGCGAATTCATAACTGAACTAAAGATAGACAACCGGCAAGGTCTGGGTGCTGTGCCTCAAAATGCTGACGTAGATTACTTTGGTCTACGCACTGTGATGCGGCCCAGCACATTTCTCAAACTCAGCTTGCCCTTGGACTCAAACGCCCCTGATGAAAAAGAAACTATACAATATCTACGCCAACAGATCAACAATCCAGGGTTTGGTGCGCCATTCTTGACTGTTGTTGTGCCCGAATCTTGGGAAAATGATGACTTTGGTTTAGAAGCCAAGGTGCGTGATCATGACGGACGTCACAGAATGTATGCTATACTGGCCGAGCAAGGTGATCGGCCAGTAGAGGTTCATATCTTTTTGCCTCACTTTCGACGTAGAAATATCACAGACAATATCATCAAGAATCTACGCAATGGCATATTGAGTCAAAATGGACAGTATGTGAGCGGACCTATATTTGGAGATGCCAAATGAGAGCAAGAGAATTCACCCGGTACAAACGGCCTCATCAAGCACTGGATGAATTGACATTTTTGGGATCGCCTTGCACCAAAGATTGTTCTGGTCACAGAGCTGGATATGCGTGGTCAAAAGCTCGTGGCAACAGGAATGCTGCCAGTCACAGCAACAGTTTTAACAATGGTGCAAGATTGGCAGCACAGGGCAAATAGAATAAATAACGTATAGATCATTCATAAAGGAACATCACATGAGATCAATAGAATTTTTAAGAGAAGCTGCCCCAATTGCTAATCCATACACCGGCGCAGACGCTGCCAAATTTGCAGCAATGAGTCCAAAGGATCAGCAGTGGCTAACTAAAGGTGGTGGCAAGCCCGACATCAATGATCCTTACATTCTTATGAGGGCTCCTGACAAAGGCAAAGCTGTAGCAGCACCAGCAGCACCTGTAGCACCTGTAGCGCCTGTAGCGCCTGTAGCGCCTGTAGCACCTGTAGCGCCTGTAGCGCCTGTAGCACCTGTAGCACCAGCAGCACCGGCAAAACCAACTGTACCAGCAGAACCAGTAAAACCAACAAAACCAACTGCACCAGCAGTGTCCGTAGCGGATCAAGCAGCCGCCATTGGTGCAAATCAAGATGCCGAAGATCTAGAAAGGGGTAGGGCTGCATATGCTGCCGGTGCGGCGGCTGCTGCCCCTGCTACTGTTCCTGCTGAGATCAATCCACCCGCTGGTGAGAAATATGTATATGCTCCTTTACAGTTACCGCCTGGTGCTCCTCCCGAGCCAGGCATATCAGTAGCTGGTGGAGAACCAGCGAAAAATAAAAAATACCCTGCACAAACAGCAGCACAACAACCAATCGCAGCGCCAACCTCATTCCCAGCCGGAACTGTTAGAAATGCCGCGGGTGGCCTGACAACCACCAATGCCGGCGGCGCCGCTACTAGTGTTACTCGAAACAGTCGACCAATTACCCCAGGATCATTAAGAGCTCGACAGCAAGCAAATCAAGCAGCAACCACACCCTCTAATCCAACAGATGCACGACTAGCAGCTGGTACACAGAGAACACCGGCATCACCAGCAAAACGTACCACAACCTCTAATCCAACAGACGCAAGGCTTGCTGCTGGCACACAGAGAACACCGGCATCACCAGCAACACCGGCAAAACGTACCACAGCCTCTAATCCAACAGACGCACGACTAGCAGCTGGTACACAGAGAACACCGGCGGCACCGGCGGCACCGGCAGCACCGGCAAAACCTGGACTAGGAAGTACATTTGAAGAAAGTGTAGATCTGATGCGTCGTTTATCAAACATGTTCAAAGGCTAATATGAAGCTATTTGAGTTCTTGTCCAATCCCACTAGCTCCAGCAATATCTATATCGTGAAATCTGGAGATTCCTTGCTCAGCATAGCAAAGTCTAACGACACCACCGTAGATGGCCTCATGTGGCAAAATCCACAGTTGGCCAGTCCCAATGATATTCAGCCAGGCACCCAAATACGTTTGCCTGGATCCGGTACGTTTAGACAATCCAACACTGCTGGCGGCGCCTCAGGCAATGCAAAAATTGCCATGGATTACTTTATGCAACAAGGATGGTCGCCCGAACAAGCTGCTGGCCTAGTGGCCAACCTACAAGCAGAATCAGGACGAAATCTCAATCCTGCCGCATTCAATCCCGGCGAGCAAGCATATGGCATTGCACAATGGCGCGGATCACGGCAACAAGATTTCGCTAAAGCCATGCGTAAACCATTGCAAGGTTCTGACTTGCAAGACCAATTGGAGTTTGTGCAGTGGGAATTGAACAATAAAGAAGCAAATGCAGGGCGAAGATTGAAAAGTGCAAAAACAGCAGAAGAAGCTGCTGCCATTGTAGATCAATTCTATGAACGAAGTTCAGGCGCACATAGACAAAAGCGCATGGCCATGGCCGCAGCATTGTCTCCTTCCACGCAGATGGCATAACAGATTTTCCAAAGTATATTACAATGGTTGCAATACTACCATCGCCCTGAACTGCATAATCATGTTGATATACGAATTATTTGATCACCCACGCGAAGGTATGGGATTTCTAGGCGAAAAGAACGTGGATGAAACTGACAATGCCAACAGTGGTTCTCCACCAGACAAAACCACAGTTAAAATGGGCAGGACACAAAAAGTCAAGATCAAAATTAAACATGGCGCTGATCCAAGTCGTTATGGTGGATATGAACCTCATGCTGATAACAATTATCTTTTGAGTCCTGCGTCAAGACATCGTCTACATCGAGCAGTTTCTACTGATTAACAAGGACCAAAAATGAAATTACATGAAATAATGGAAGACGCAAGTGCGGGCAGCTCGGGCACTGGATCAATAGCAGTGGTAGTTCAACCAATGGGACTGCAAGCAAGACAGGGCGGTTCCATGCTGAGTGGTAAATACACAACGGATCCAACGCCTAACACGCCCAAGGAATACAAAAGGAACAAGCAGTCCCGAGCTAAGTTTCAGAACAGTCGTTGAGTATTCTCCAGCCTTTATAGCTGTGTCTTTTGCCTTTTACTAAACTTCGAATAACTTTTCTTCTTAGATTTAGTTTTTTGCTAAACTCATAAGAAGTTTCTGTGTATTGTTCCCCTGTGAGTTCATTATTAAAAATATAAACAGTTTGATCATAACTGGGATTATTTTTGCCTACTTTAGATCTTGACACAAATATTTTTTTATAATAGTCGTTAAACTGTCTTCCTTTTGTCCACCCATTGGGAATACTATCTGTCTTAGAAATTTTTTTATTTTCAATACCATCATTGATCCACATGGTACCGTAACTAGGATTGTTTTTACCAGTATTGTTTACTACACATTTTTTCTTAAAATCTTGTCCTCGATCTCTCCCAGCAATTCCTCCAGGCCCGCCGCCAGTTTCTGGAATACGATTTGCCCAGGTTGTATCTTGCACAATGTTCCACAGATCGCTATAGTGGCGACCCATTGAACTCATCTTGTTTTTATCAGTGGTTTCAAGTATTATTTCGGTATCAACATCATATCCATATTTTTGAATATGTTTGGTCCAGTCAACACCTGATCCTTTGTACGTAAGGGGATCTCTTCTAGTCTGACCTAGATATTTTATACCAGTTTGTCGATGTGTCTTTTTGTATAGATAGTAAATAGTCATGCTGATTGCTTCCTTGAGCATTAGAGTAGTTGGATATTTCCAGTATCGCGAACTACCACCTTATTTAGTAGATGGATAAATAAAAATTACAATAGGAATAATATGTTAGCAGATTCATTGAAAACTTTATACGGAACAAATTTTGCATATTTTGTAAAAGCATTCGGATTCCATCATAATGTGGAAGGTCCCGACTTTGGAGAACTACATGCGTTCTTTCAAGCCATCTACCAAGATGCTTACTCTGCATTAGATCCCACAGCAGAATACATTCGCTACCTGGGAGAATATGCCCCAGGAAGTTTAGAAAGATTTATAGAACTTTCTGAGATCGCTGGTCAGACCAAAATCCCACGTGCTCGATTAATGTTGGAAGAATTGTACGCCAACAATGATCAGATGCTAAACGTACTGAATGCTTGCTTTGCATCAGCCAACGAAGAAAATGAACAAGGTATTGCTAATTTCATTGCAGAACGACTCAGTGCTCATGGCAAGTATCGTTGGCAATTGAACAGTTATTTGAAAGTTGAACGAGCATGAGTGATGACATTGCCAACATACTAAAACGTCTGGCCGTGATTGAATCAGACATTACTCCCGTCTCGGTCAAAAAAGGCCTGAACAAGCAACAAAAATCAGTGCCGCAACTGCCTGCATTGTTCAAGCCAGAAAACATATCACCAGTGCTGGGCAGCAATAATCAAAAGAAACCACTGGGCAAAAACATGGTTGGTGATAGTGTTCAGCCTGTTCGTGGTGCGTTAGCTGAACGCATGGCTGAAATTGATGAGGACATGTTAAGCCGGGTCAAGAAGGATCTAACACAATATCTAGACCGTTTAGAACAAAAAGCCAAACAAGAAATTCAAGATAAGAATCCTGCCAAGGCTGACGATCAAGATGAATACGATGAAGACGCACAACAAGAATCTCAAGAGCCAATGATGTCAGGTACGGCCATGATGAGCCCAGTGAGTGTGGGCGAATGTGGTCCTGTAAAAATTATCACTCTTGAAGATGGCACCTGTTTGGAATGTTGGGGTGATCAACGACGTGGATTTGAAATTCGCCATCAAGGTCGGATATTGCCCAGCAAGTTTAGAGACCTAGATGAAGTTGAAATGGCAGTAGAGATGTTTAGAGCACATCGTCGTTTATTATCGCAAGATCCCAGTCAAGACTACTTAGAAGAAGCATGACATGATAATTGATAATCTTTTCAATCCTAAACCCACAATAGTCGAAGGCTCTGCTGCCAATGATTATTTCACTCGTCGCAAGAGTGAAGAAGAACGTATTGCAGGCTCTCGCGCACCGGCCAAGAACAAAAAGAATCCGGCCACAACTGACTATTCCAAACGCAGAGCACAAGAGAAAAAGCAAGGCCTTGACGAGTTTGCACCTGGTGCCGGCGACGACGGTGACGGTGGTGACGACCAAGAAGAAATTCTATTCAAGTATGCCAAGATGTGGTACAACGCTTCTTATGAAACACAGGATCAGATTGAACGCATGCTGGACAAAATGGGTTGGGAAATTGGCGAAATTGAGTCAGAAGAAGGTGGCGCCTTTGTTATACAGTCCGGCGACGAGCACGGTCGTAGCTATATTGGTTGGACTGCGGCAGATCTAACCCAAGGTATTGCGGAATCCGCAGTGATTCAAGAAATTGAAAAGATAAGCAGCTACGACTACACAGGTGGCAAATACCAGCTGTCAGGAGAAAACCCACCAAAACAATTATTTGAATTACCAGGCGGCTCTGGATTGTTGTACAGTATCAAGAACATGCCCAATCCAGTGATCCAATTATGGGATCCAAAAAATCCACAACCAAAAATAGGTCCCAAGCCTGTAAAAAGCCCATATGAACTTGCGTATGAATATTACGACCGACTGGACAAATGGGACAAGCAATACGAAAAATTAAAACAACAAGGCAGACTGGGTAACAAGCCTTTATGTATAGGACAATTAACATTGAATTCTGTCAACGTACCGGGATTAAAAGACCCATTAAAAGTTGACAGTATAACCGTGGATGAGGATTACCGTGGACGAGGCTTGGCCAAAGCACTGTATGGAATTGTGTTGGCCATATTGAAGAAACAATTGGTGGCAGGAGACAGTCAAACTCCCGGGGGACAAAAGAATTGGGTCGGCATAAGTCAAATACCCGGGGCCCAGGTTTATGGTTATGTGATGATTGACAATGATGACTTGGACGAATATACTGATAAAGTCATGGGCAAATTGGGCGGTGATTACATGGGCCCCGGTGGTGGATATCACTTTTTTAGATTTGCTGTACGACCAAACGCCAGTGGTAAAGAACTAGCATCATATGTGAAAACCAAGGCAATAAACTTGTACGGTCAGAGTTGGGATACAGCATTTGGTGGCTTGTACGCAGTTTGGGAACCACAGCAAATGAAAATCAATGAGACATTGAGTACAGCGCCAGTTGCTGGATCGAACAAAACAATCAACCGCGAGTATAAGATAATGAATCTAAACGACGTATTTTTAGAATTTGCGCCTGGCGCGGGTGGTGGTTCAGGAGACTATTTACGAGCCTTGGCCAGTGCTTGGTACAACGAGACGTTTAACACTGGCAGTCTACAAAAGGGCATTAAGAGTCAAGAAGATGTGGAACGCCTGTTGGCCCGGGGCATTGTTTCTCCTGATGGCAAAACACGCAAATACAACATTGATTACAACCCAGACTTTGACGGTGTGGTAATTTTCAGTGATGACTACTATGAGCACAGTGAGCACACTGATGACGGTAGCACCATGGACAGTCGCACAGGCAAAAAATGGGGTCCATATGATTATATAGAATTCAGCGGCGAAGAACTTGATGAAAGCGTTGATGAAGGGGCAATAGCAACACTGGGTAACGATCCTTGGGGACCACAGGGCAATTTTGCTGGTGACCGGCCAATTAATGTGGGCGATGTGTCAATGAAAACTATCGAAGTTGGCGACACTGTAAAGTATTTTGGGCAAAAAGTAAAAGTTGTTGCCATGAGCAAAAACCGTAAGTATTCACGTATTAAAATCCCGTCTGACTTTGGTGGCACAACAAAAGATGTATTAACTTCTGATTTAAAACAACTAGGTCAAGGTGTGGAGGAAGGCTTAACTAACGATTATTTCAAACGCCGTAAGGATGAGGAAGATCGTATTGCAGGAACTAAAGCACCTACCAAGCGCACCCCACAACAGACTGACTACGCTAAACGCAGGGCACAAGAGAAAAAAGTACAGCAAGGCATGGCGGAAGGCTTGAATGAATTTGCCCAGGGCGATTTTAATGGCAGCAATGACAACAATGATTTACAACTTTATCTTAATGTTGCTAAAAAGTTGAATATGAAAAAATATAAGCCATCAACAGCACACAATCTAATCGCAAAGAAAATGGCTGAGTTAGTTGATGCAGTCGATGATGAAAAAGTAGATTGGGCTCGTCATATGGCTCGTAAGGCACAAGGCTTACCAAGTATGTTGGATCAGCAAAGTGTGGCGGAAGGCTTATCAGAAATGGACAAATCACAAACTCCACCAGGACGTGACGGTCACGTAAGTCATAGCACATACGGTTCTAGAGACAAGAAAAACTCAGATGCTGGTAAGAAGCAATATACAGCTAAAGGAATTACTTCTAAACAAGCAACTACGGCCGCTACTGATATTTTAAGCAAAGCATTTAAAGATTCACAAAGAGTAGATCCGCGCACTGGCAAAAAGATGGTTCAGAAAGGTGTGGCGGAGGACCGTAAAGATTATTGTGATGCTTGTGACCGTGTTATCACAAAGCGCCCACATATATGCTCTGGTCCAGAAAGCACCGATAAACTTGCTAAACAACAACATGCAAATCGTCAACGATTTAAATCTGCCAAAATTAAAGAAACCGCAATAAGTGGTGCGCCACAAACGTCTGGAATTCCAGCAACCGCAACAACTTCAGTACCGGGAATGAAGGCTACGCAACAAGATCTAAAGAAAGCAGGAGCAAGTGTGGCACTTGGCGAAGGTAAATGTAATCACACACCAAAAGGTAAAAGCTGCCCGGTACATGGTCTAAAAGAATGTGGAAGTTACATGGAAGACTCGCTTGATGAAAAGAGCACAAGCCAAGCACAGTTCCGCACAATGGCAGCAGCGGCCCACAATCCTGAATTTGCTCGCAAAGTGGGTATTAAACAATCAGTGGCAAAAGAATTTAACCGGGCCGACAAAGGCCGAGACTATAAAAACTTGCCCAAAAAGGCCAATGAAAGCAAAAAAGCCCCTGCAGGAAAAGAAGCCGACTACGGTGACGATTATCAAGACATGGTCAAACGTGTTAAGAAACTAGCAGGTCTTGGTCCACTGCAAACCGTTTACGATCCACACAAGCGTGTGTACCGGAATGTGCCACGGGCCCAGCAACCAAAAAAACCCAACTCTGGATCTAATACCGTGAGTGAAAGTCGTGCAAAACGTCGAGCAATGATGGCACAGATGTTGAACGGCCAATGAGTTAACCAAAATAATTGCATGTAGTCAACACAGTTGCTATAATGTATTTTTACTGGAGAACTCTATGAACAATCAAAAAACATTCAACGGCGATCAAAAACTCAAACTGATTCAGATCATCAACGAGGGCATGCAGGTCACACACGAGATCGAAACACTCACAGGTGGGCTTAATGACACCATCAAGGCCATTGCTGAAGAATTGGAAATCAAACCCAGTGTGCTGAAAAAAGCCATCAAACTGGCACACAAAGCTGAATTTGGCCGAGCCAAGCAAGATCACGAATTGCTGGAAACTATTTTGGAAACTGTTGGTCGTGTACTCTAACGATTTGTGCAGTTATTAGACATGCTGATAGTTCCTTATAAACTGTTAGAGCGGGTGGATGTTGTCGCATCGCGACCTGCACTTTTATTTACCAGAATGCTGTACTTTTTAATTTATTAATGCTAAAATATATGCATGAGTAATACGTTGTTTAAAATTTTTAGATGGATCAAAGATGATTGGAAGTCTAATCCTTTACGCTTTGTTATCGAGTTGCTTGCTTGGGCGATTAGTATTGGATGTTCAATCACCATGGCACTCACTGTACCTACCCCGCCTCTTATTGTGCTATATCCTATTTGGATCGTTGGCTGTATTATGTATGCTTGGGCCAGCTACACTAGGCGCAGCTTTGGGATGCTTGCCAATTACATATTGCTAGTATCGATTGACACTGTTGGACTAATAAGGATGATGATTAATTGAGCTATGTTGATGCATTACATGACCGAGCACACGATCGAATTCACGTGGTTGAACGCCGAGATGGTCGACGGGTATATCAAGAATATCCAGCCAATTATGTGTTTTATTATGACGACCCACGAGGCAAGTTTCGTAGCATCTACAACACACCAGTAAGTAGATTTTCCTCACGCAATAACAAAGAGTTTCGCAAGGAAGTGCGTATGCACTCCAGTAAGAAAATCTACGAAAGTGACATCAATCCCATCTTTCGTTGTTTAGAAGAAAACTACAAAGGCCAAGACGGTCCTCGACTGCACACAGCATTCTATGACATTGAAGTAGATTTTGATCCTGAACGTGGGTTTTCACCTGTGACAGATCCGTTCAATCCAATCACTGCTATTTCGATATACATGGATTGGCTGGATCAAATTGTCACACTGGCTGTGCCTCCACGCCACATGAGCATGGCAACTGCAAAAGAGATTGCAGCAGAGTTTGACAACTGCTTTATGTTTGAAAAAGAAGCAGACATGTTGAACACATTTCTGGATCTTATTGAAGATGCAGACATTCTCACTGGATGGAACTCAGAAGGTTACGATATTCCTTACACGGTGAATAGAATCACTAGAGTGCTCAGCAAAGATGACACTAGACGTATGTGTTTATGGAATCAGTTTCCCAAGCCACGTATGTTTGAACGATTTGGTGCAGAGAATCAAACCTATGACTTGGTGGGACGAGTGCATATGGACTATATGCAACTGTATCGCAAATACACTTATGAAGAACGTCATAGCTATGCATTAGATGCCATTGGCGAATACGAAGAAATTGGCCGCAAGACTGCATTTGAAGGCACACTGGATCAGCTGTACAACCAGAACTTCAAGATCTTTATTGATTACAATCGCCAGGACACAATGTTGATTGGCAAACTGGACAAGAAACTTAAATTCTTGAGCTTGGCCAATACCCTGGCACATGAAAATACCGTGCTGTTGCAAACCACAATGGGTGCAGTGGCTGTGACTGAGCAAGCAATTATCATCGAAGCTCACGAACGTGGTATGGTAGTTCCTAACCGTAAAGAAAGACTCACAGATGAAGACACGCAAGCCGCAGGTGCCTATGTTGCTTATCCCAAAAAAGGAATCCACGACTGGATTGGTAGTATCGACATTAACTCGCTGTATCCCAGTGCTATTCGAGCCCTTAACATGGGTCCAGAAACCATTGTTGGCCAACTCAGACCAGTACTAACTGACCGGTTGATACAAGACAAAATGGCCCGTGGAGATAGCTTTGCTGCTGCATGGGAAGGATTGTTTGCCAGCTTGGAATACACCGCTGTGATGGAACAGCAACGTGGCACAGAGATCACAATAGACTGGCAGGATGGTGAGGAAACTGTTCACTCTGCTGCTGAAATTTGGAAGATGCTGTTTGATTCTAACCAACCGTGGATTCTCAGTGCCAATGGTACCATATTCACCTATGAAAAAGAAGGGGTGGTTCCAGGCTTGCTCAAACGCTGGTATGCCGAACGTAAAGACATGCAGAAGAAAGCACGAGAGTTTGAGGGCAAGGACGATGTGCAGTTTGAATACTGGGATAAACGTCAATTGGTCAAGAAGATTAACTTGAACAGTTTGTATGGTGCTATCTTGAATCCGGGCTGTAGATTCTTTGACAAGCGTATTGGACAATCAACAACCTTGGTAGGACGCAGCATTGCCAAGCACATGGATGCATATGTGAATGAATGCATCACAGGCGAGTATGATCACAGTGGTAAAAGTATCATATATGGTGACAGTGTCACCAGTGACACCTTGATCAAAACCAGTGATGGCGAAGTCACAATTGAAGAATTATTTAATCAATGCTTGGATCACAGCATAGTAGGAGATAAAGAATATGCCACTCAATCGTTTGCCAAAGTAGTTGGATTTAATGCATTCAATGACTGGCCGGTAATGAGTGAAATATCTTATGTCATGAGACACAAAACAAAGAAAAAAATATTTCAAATTGAGTTAGAAAATGGAAAATCGGTCAAGGTAACAGAAGATCATAGTCTAATGGTAGACCGAGATGGATTTCTATTAGAAGTTAAGCCCACGGAAATAAAAGAAACAGATTTGATCATTTGCCTTAACACATGAATACTATGGTAATAGGAGTATCAGTGTATGGTAAAATGCTTAGAGTGTGGATTTGAATCTACTAGATTGCAATGGACTCATTTTAAATTTAATTGCACAGGAAAATTTAAAAACGGTAAAGAATATATGCTTGCATATCCGGGTGCCAAAGTAGTTGACCCGTATCTGGCAAAATCAACTGCGATTACCTTGGAAAATTTGACCAAAAAGTACGGTGCCATTGATGGCAACCAACGATGGCAAGAATACCGATTAAAACAAGCATACTCGAATTCATACGAATATAAAAAAGAAAAATTTGGATGGAGCCAAGAGCAATTTAAAGAATACAATTCATCAAGATCGCACACCCTTGATAAAATGATTCTTCGTCATGGAGAAACAGAAGGCATTGCTAAATGGGTATTGTATTGTGCTAGGCAAGCATAC